CTCCTACAACGACAACCACGACTACTAGAGCTGCTACAACGACTACAACTACAACTGCTGCCCCTACTACCACTACGACAACTACAGCAGTTCCTACGACAACTACTACTACAACAAGACCTGTTACTACAACTACAACCACCACAGCAGCACTGTAATGGCTAAATCATTATTTCCAGAAGAAATGTTAAGTAATGCAACTAGCAGCGATCTCTCATTAGAGAGTATCGCTGCTAAGCTTACTTACTTTCATGAGCAATTACATTTGACTCACTGGCAAACAAAAAGTTATGCAGAACATCAAGCTACAGGAGCATTGTACGATTATGTACATGATTTTAAAGATGGATTGATTGAGAAGCTTATGGGCTATACAGGTAAAAGACCTGGAGCTTATAAAATAGAACCTCTTACAGATTGTACAGCTGAAAAGTGTACATCAGATATAATGTCATTTGCATCATCATTAAAGATGTATGGAGAAAGAAACTCATATCATGATGTATGCAACTTAGCTGATGCATTATCTGGAGAAGCGGCTAAAACTAAGTACCTATTAACCTTGTCTTAAATGCAAGTAGAGAAGAAATTCTTTCCAAAAATAATGACTGATAATGATGAGATATATTTCTCACACCTAGAAGGCATTATAGATTCAGTGGATGAATTATCTACCATGGAAGTTATAAAGCATCCTAAACATTATTCATTCAGGATAGCACCTTCTCTACCTAAGTATACAAACATGTTAATAGAAGAACTGTTTAAGTTTCATAATCTATTTCAGATTAAACTAAACATGAGTAAAAGCATTAAAACAAACGCAGTGATTTCCTTTGAAATCACAATGGGATAATTTATATTTGTACAAACCAAACAATTACAATCATGCAAATAGTTAGAGACGAGGACGAATCCTCAGCAATTGAAGTACCTCAATACGATCCTAGAAAGAAATACACTTGGACACCAGAAACACAGTTTACACTTTCTGGAAACGATTTTGGTATATTATTAAACTCTTTACGCCAAATTGTTTCTACAAAAGAAGCACAGGTAATCTTAAGAGCAGCTGATGCAGCTGATGTTATAGAGAACTTAATGGCACAAAGTGTAGCAAGTGGAAGTGTCATAGAACATCCAGAACAATAAAAAATAAAACAATGGCAAAAAATAAAAAGATGGGTGAGTTATCTGCAGGTGTAGGTTCTCAACCTAAGCGTCAAGGACCTGTAGACCCTAAAGGTGCATGGACTAAAGTACAAGAGCGTACATTAGCTGGTACAAAAAGTGGTAAGCCTACTTTAAAAAAAGATAAACAACTTGGTGCTACCAAGATGAGTTCTAAAAAGAAGTAAAATGATATATGAACCGTATAATCGAATAGATGTCATCACTCCTAAAGGTGATGGCACTATTTGGTTGGTTACGGAATATGGTCATGAAACTGATACAATGTATACAGTTATTATTAATGCCACTGGGGAGCTCTGGCAATACACTAATAGAGATATAATTATCAAACCTAATATAACTTTCAGAAGATATGGCAAAGCAGTGGATTCAAAAGGCGACGGCCTCAATAAAGCGTAGAGGTACAGAAGGTAAGTGTACTCCTATCACTAAACCTGGATGCTCTGGTCGTGCTAAATCTTTAGCTCTAACATTCAAGGCTATGGCTAAGAAACGTAAAGCTAAATAATCATGGCTTCTATTAGAAAACCTGGTCCATATAATCCACAAAAAGCTACAGACTATGTAGGTAAAGGTGTATTAAAACAAGGGGGAAAAATTACGCCTGTTCCTAATGGTCCTCTAATCAAGAAGAAAGGAGAGTTCAAAGGTTCTACATTAAAGAATGGTGGTAAGATTAAGTGTTGGACAGGATATGTCAAGAAAGGAACTAAGAAAAAAGGTGGTAAAACAGTTAATAATTGTGTTAAGAAATAATGGCAAAGACTGAAGCTTGGCAGAGATCAGAAGGTAAATCCAAATCTGGTGGCCTAAATGCAAAAGGTAGGGCTTCCTACAACAGAGCTAACCCAGGTAAGCCTGGTTTGAAAGCTCCACAACCTGAAGGTGGTCCTAGAAAAAAATCATTCTGTGCTAGATCTGCAGGACAGATGAAGATGTGGCCTAAAGCAGCTAAAGATCCTAAAAGTAGATTAAGACTTGCAAGAAAGAAATGGAAGTGTTAAAAACCTGCACTAAGTGTAAGATTGAAAAACCATCAGATTTAAAGTATTTTAGAAAGAATAAAAATCTTAAATCTGGATTAGATAGTTGGTGTAGAGATTGTGCAAATGAGTATAGAAACAATCTTAGAAAGCTAAAACCTCCTAAAGAATGGGGTATAGCAGAAAGTGAAGTACAAAGATTTATAGAAGCTAAAGCTTCAGAAGAATGTATAATATGTGGATTACCTGCAGAAGTAGTAGATCATGATCATGTTACCAAAAGAATAAGAGGTAGCTTGTGTCATAGATGTAATATGGGATTAGGACATTTTAGAGATGATCCTGAATTACTTGAACTTGCAGCAATGTATTTAAGAGGAGAATGTGCTTGTGGAGAATGTGAAACCAAATGGGGAGGAACTATTTCAAATTAAAATAAAATATCAATAAATCTCTACGCAAGTGGAAGTGTTAACATGACAAAGAAAGCCCAAAATGGTACTAAAGCTACAAAAGATAGCACAAAGTATTTTAAAGATGAACAAGAACTTCGTTCTGATCTAGCTATAACTCAATCTAAGTTTGGATTAAAAAAATCTGCTGAGGAAAATATGAAAAAAGCAACGCAAGCTTTTAAAGACGAATCGAGACAAAAGCTTAAAGGTAAGATTGGTTTTGATGCTAATGGTTATCCTAAGAAAAAGATGGGTGGAATGATTAAACGTGCAGATGGTTCTACATCCCAAAGAGGATTGTGGGACAACATCCGTGCTAACAAAGGTTCAGGTAAGAAACCTACAGCTGCTATGTTAAAACAAGAAAAGAAAATCAAAGCTAAGAAAGCTCAAAATGGTGATGAAGTAAAAACTGTAGATAGAGGTGAACTTGAAGAAGTTACTGTTACAGCAAAGAGAACACCTACTAAATCTAAGATGCCTTCTACTGCGCCATCTAAATCAATGAACCTATCAGATAAAATTAAATCTGTAGCAAGTTCTGATAACAAAAAAACTGGTCGTCTTCAAGCATTTAAAAATGACATGAAGTCTAGCTTAAGTGGTTTACCAAAAGCATTACGTCCAGTAGGTGCTACTGTAGCAGCTGGTGTAAATGCAATAGGTGGTCAAATAGGATTTAAGAAACGTACAGAAGCACAAAAACGTGCTGGTGAGCTTAATAGAGATAGTAAAAAAATGGGTGGTAAAGTGGCTAAGAAAGTAGCACCTAAAATGATGATGATGAAGAAAATATCTAAAAAGAAATAATATGAAAAAGATTATGAAAAAAGCAGCGATGGGTATGCAAACCAAACCTAAACAAGGAAAAATAATTTCTGAATCAGGAGATCTTGCTGATGCATTAAATGAGACTATGCGTATGCGTAAAGCTGGTACAGTTCCTAAAACAGGTAAAGATGCTGGTAAATTTATGGATAGGCTTAATAAAGAAGGTAAACTTGGCCCTGCTAAATCTAAAATGAAAATGGGTGGTTCTATGAAGAAAGCTAAAGTTGGTGGAGAATTTGGTGCATTATCAGTTAAAGCTGGCGTTGATGATAATTATGGTATTACTGCTGCTGATCGTATTTCAGGTGCTAAAATGAATAAGGATAAAGCTAAGAATGGTGCTGCTCTTAAGAAGCAAGCTGCTACTGCTATTGCTATGAAGAAAGCTGGTAAAGCTCCTAAGAAGAAAATGCAATACGGTGGTGAAGCTGCTTCTATGGCTCCTACTATGAAGAAAGGTGGCATGATGAAAAAATGCAAATATGGTTGTAAATAACAACACATGGCATATTTAAATCATAATATACCAACTACTAGATGTATGATAAGGAACGAGTTCTTGTTCAATCATACAAAAGGACATGGAGAATTTACTAACTGTGATGTACATAGCCTAGCATCTATGGAAGGTATGACTCCTGTATTTGAAGCATTCTTAGAGAATGGTGTCAACTGGACACGTAGACCTCTAAATGCTTTCTGTTGGAAAAAAGATGCACCAACCTATCCTTTAGCTGAACATCTATATTGGGATTGTTTCTCTAATTATTGTGACGTACAGGTAAGAAATAGATTGAGTGGGCTAAGAGCTGAGCTTATTACACCATCAGGTACTAAGAAAGAAGGCTTGTACATGTTCACAATCGACTGGGGATTTGAGAATAAAGCAGGTATGTTAGACGTATCTTTCTCTGAAACATTTGAACATAAATGTGCTCACGTCTTTAAGATGAATGATGGTAACTTCTTTGCTTATCCAAACAATAGAATAGTTTGGAAGGATAAAGCTTGGACATTTGATAGAATTAAAGAGAACCCTGGATACATTATAGATCATAATATATACTCTGTTGAAGGCGAAGGTAAGTATGAAACAGATGATAGTTATTTTACAGAGTTTAAAGCTAAAAATTAATGGCTGCAAGTAAAAAGAAAAAGCCTGTGCTTAAAATGCACAAGCCTGCAAAAGCTCCTAAGGTGGCATCTCCTAAACCGTTGGATGGTAACTTCATGCGTGAAGCTGATACGCCTTCAAGATTAAAGAGTCCTATGGCTCCTATGAAGCAAAAAAGACTTTCTAAATAAATTTTTGTTCGTTTCGATTAAATTTGTGATTTTTCTAACAAGTAAAAAGGGAACCATTTGGCTCCCTTTTTCTTTTTATTGTCTCAATGCAATACACCAATTATAAGGACCGATATTTTTTACTGTAAATCCATGCTGTTCTAATAGATGTGTTGACGCAATAGTTAATTGATTCCATTCAGGAACTAACCAATCATGAAAACTAACTATTATTTGATCTATCTTAGCAAAATCATCTGTATCCATTGAATTAAGTAATGGATATTCTGATCCTTCTATATTCATTTTAAGAATAGATATATTATCAATATTAAACTTTTTACAAAAGGTTTTCCAACTATACATAGGAACTAACTCACTATCATTTACATCATTTGTAGAAATTGCTGATGCGTCTTTATCATATATCATTGATATAAATCCATTAAATGGACCAACAACACCTTGAAAAAGATCAAATCCGTCAGGAATAGTTGTTTCAAAAGGATCAGCTCCTATTACTCTTTTCTTACCAACAAAAGCATTTGACCAATCCCAATGCACACATCCAAGATCTACTATACATCCATCATGTTCAAAGGCTTTATCGTCAAACCTTGAATAATTATGTCCAGGCATAGATTGAATTAAATTTCCCATACTATTTAGATTCTAAAGATTTATATATGTTCTCATTAATAATATTGTAATTGATATTATGTTTCTGAAGAACATATGGAAGACTTAATTGATCTTCAATACTCCATATACAATTTTGGTAAAACCATTCTTTCATTACATTATTTTCTTTGTTCTTTACAAGATTTGCAGAATATATAAATACTCCAGCAGAAAATAATATATTGTCATTATAGTTAGGATCTTTAAGATATGTAGCAACTTGTTCTTCCACATTCTCATTTTTGTATCTATCTAAAAGATAGTTATTACCCTCTTTTATACCCTCTGATACATGATATACTTCATCTTTAATACTTGTTCTAGTAGAGTGTATGTAAAATGCAGCATCTTTATTTTCTAATTGATTTAAGTACCACTCTACAGAATCAGCATTTTTAAAACTAAATGTATTATCCACCCATAAATAGTAGTCATAATCAGGATATAATTCCCATGCTAACATCTTAGGAATCTTTCCTTGTAATCTTGGATGCATTGATTTTGTCCGTGTTGTATAATTTGAATCATCAAGTTTTACAAAATCTACATTAGGAACATTCTGTGGAACAAATGTATTGCTAGAAATTCCACTTACATTAGCTGTTATTACTAATAGTTTCATTAAAATCTTTTAATATTTGTACATAATCACTTTCCCAATGAGGATTAATAGTAATTTCCCCTGTTGGTATATTTCCTAATACTCTTTCTGCTTCTACATGAGCTGAATGTCTTTGAATAGCGTTTAACTTTCCTGGATGATCTGTACCTTCACCACTCATATGATATCCTCTACCTCCCCACATATAAAACCAACTCACTTCTTCATTAGGCGGATATGCCACAATCATTGGTTTAGCACCTTGCCTATAGATAATTTGGTTAACGAATGTAGTATCGTATCCAGCATTCTCAAGAGGATGTCCTCCTAACTCTTTCCAAATCTTTTTAGTGTAAACTATACCTGAATTACCTAGTCCTGTTAATTCATGTATATTATTACCATGAACTAATGCACCATTTCCCCATAATAAAAGTTCTCCATCTTCTGTAAAATATTTAGCAATGTTAGAAAGATGATTTGGTAAAGCTATATCATCATCGTCCCATACAGCAATTAGTTCTCCTGAACATTGTTCTAATGTAAAGTTTTCCTTTTCACCTATGGTGAGAAACGTTTCTTCTAAATTGATTATCTTAATCTCTGGATGTTCGTAAGATAGTTTTTGTAGAGGATAATCATTAACAATAATTAATTCTTTCTGTCCAGCATAATCTTGCTTTAAGAAAGACTCTACAGCCTCTTCTAAAAAATGTAATCTACCATAGGTGATACATTTACATGATATGAAAGGAAGATTTTCCATTTACCAAACAAGAATTACATCAAAGGGAGACACTAATATCTTCTCTTTTCCACCAATAATATACCTTACTGCTTTACCAAATATTGCTCCTACATCTACTAAAACCTCGTCTCCTACATTGATATCTGTAACAATATCACCTACAGCATACACTGTAAGTTTATAAAATTTTGATACTTGTTCTTGTTTAAGAGCTTCTTTTGTCTCATCATCTAAATAAAGATTAGGTTCCTCTATTTCAGGATGATTTAGTAATATTCTATTACCACGTAATTTTTTAAAATCTGCCATTTTTTATTGATTTATTTTGTTTTAATTGTTCTCTTTTCCTTTTGAATCAGTTCAGAATAAAAATATATTGTTATAGGTATAATTGCACTAATTATATTCATTGCTACAAACTTTTGTGTAAAACCTATTTCAAACCAATAGTTTAAAACATTAATACTCCAAGAGATTACACCAAAAAACAATGCTGTATTTTTTCTACCATACATTGTAAACAAATATATACTTGCTTCTAAACTCACCGCAAACACAAAACTCATTATTAATGAATAAGTTCCAGGAGTTGATAGAATATAAAATACGTGAGCAGCATGACTTATCTGTGTTAACAAAGCACAGATAATTGTTATTCTAATTAGTTTTCTTTTATTCATAACGTTAATTATTATATTCAAAATCAAGAATTTGTCCCACCAAATCACTACGATGGTTTTCTTTTAACTTAATCCACTTAATACCATCAATCTTCTTAGAAAGATCAATAGCAAAACTAAGTCCATTATAGCTGTCTTTAATGTCCTTCTGTTCGTTATCACCATTAACAATAATCTTACCTGTTTTTCCAAGACGTGTTAGAATAGCAAGCATCTCAGCCTTTGTAAGGTTCTGTGCTTCTTCTACTACCAAAATATCATCAATAGTTTTACCACGGATAAACTGTACAGGATAGGCTACAATTCTTTCATCCTTCACCATTGCTTGTATCTTTATCTTGTCAGCACATTTTACAAGGTTCTCTTGGAATGCTTCTAAATAAGGATTGAACTTATCATCTAGAGATCCTGGAAGATAGCCTAGTGAATTACCCACCTCGATAGTGGCACGAGTGATGAAGATGTGATTACATTGCTTTTTGTTCAGGAAGTCTAGTGCCGCTAATGCACACACTAGACTCTTTCCAGAACCAGCTCTACCTGTGACAATCACAATTTGATTTTCTATGATTAGTTTTCTAGCATCTTTCTGTTCTTCATTAAGGATAACATTGTACTTAATCTCCTGTTTTCGCTCACGATTAGGTTCTTTCATACTTTAGTTTTAACGACTCTCGTCTTTTGTTAACTTCTTCATACTTATACATATCTGATTCAACAGATTCATGTTCGGACAAAGTTAATAAAATAATATTAGATTTATCGTATTGTAGTTCAGGATATTTCTCTTTAGGAAGTATATGATGAAAGAATGTTGATAATGGCTCCTTTCCTAAGTAGTTTCCACTCACTTCTGAGTAATGTTTGCGTTCTCTCCAGATTTCTAAGAACAAGTTTCTCATTGTTTCTATCTTAGTTTTCTGCACAAACATGTCACGCTTAGCTACTATAAGCCCACCTCGTTTAGGAGTGATGGGTTTACGCTTGATGTGATTCAAGCATAAACCCTTACTCCATATACGATTCTCACATCCTTCTACACTACACGTCTTCATTACCAGTATTTACCTCTCTTTGTATATACCACATAGCTTTCTTCAGGTCTTGCTTCTTATTACCTTTCTTGTCAGCCCTAAGTATATACTTGATAGCATTTCCTAAATTGAATCCAAGCTCATAGTCTTCGATAATATCAATCACCTCAAAATTATTACCTTGGTAATGATCAGGATGATTGACCATTTCTGTAGAAGGTCTTGGTTTAATTTCCCGTACTGCCATGTCCTGATGTGTTTCTTTCTGTTTCTGATAATTCTTCTACTTCTACATACTGTACTAATGGTACAGGCATGATTACTAGTTGAGCAATACGATCACCTGGATAATATATTAGATTATCAGGAGTTCTAGAATTAAAGTTAAATGTAGCCATAATTTCTCCTAAATACCCCGAATCTATTACTCCTACACAATTACTCATTACTAAATCCGTATTTCTTACAGAGCTTCTAGGAAATAATAAACCTACCATACCTTCTGGAATTTCAACACATAATCCTGTTCCATACACAACTTGTCCATTCCTGGAAAAATCTACAGATGTAGCAGTTAAATCTGCACCAGCATCTGTTTTATGTGCAAATTTTGGAGAAACTGCATCTCCATGTAACTTCTTAAATTTTACCTTCATAATTTAAAATATTTAATGTTAATAATCTTTTTGCTTTTTCTTTATCATTAGACCATTCTATTAATTCATCTAGTGATATTTTGTTTTGTGAATATGCCCACAATGTAGCATTTCCATATTGTTTATGTAACCATCTGTGATCTGAGTTATTTAATAGTGCTAAATTATCAGCAGAGTTATTATATATATTACAATCTCTATGATGTACACAATGATCTTTAGGTAATTTATCAATCTTCAATGTTTCAAATACAATATGATGATGTTCTTTACGTCTCCCTATTTTAGGATAATGATT